CTCTGAAGAGAGGCCGATAAACGGCCGGGGCGGAATATCGCCCCAGGGCGACTTGCCGCCTGTAAAGGATCGTTGATCTGCACCGAACTGCTGCACAGCGGCATACTCCATCGTCGATCCGAACTCCAGGCCATCACCCAGCAGGGCATAGGCCAGCTCATTGGAGAGGCGTTTGGTTTCTCCGATCAGTGGCTTGTCGCCTTTCTTTCGCGAGAGCGTCAGCTCGCTATTTTCAGCCCACGCCTCTCCATCAGGCCCAACGCCATCGACAAATCGCTGCCTGGTGGATGAAATCAGATATTCACCGATATCGCGGAAGACCGGCTCCATATCCGTGCCTGCCTCAATCAGCTTTCGAAATGTAGCCTGCAGCTCGCTGTCATTGATTTTAATCTTCATAGTGGTCTATACTTCCTAATCAGTGAACTGATCATGCCACCGTCTGGCTCATACCCAGAAGCGACTTGGACGTAGGGTGGCGGGATCGGTTCATTTTTTTCCCGCATAGAAAGTCTGCAGCACCAGCATTTTTCTCCCCGATCTGATTTCGAACACAGCTGTAAATAATTCATCACCGATGGCTTTCGTAAACCTGATCGCATCCCGACCTATATCCGTTGTTCCCCCATAAGTGACAGTGTCCGGGTTATTCAGAATTTTCGGAAGCATGGCATAATCATCTGCGACGATCGCACGTTGCCCGCGCTTCGCTTCCGTGCCGGCATCGCCATGATGATCCCGCACATGACCGACCGCACTACGGTCTACTGCATAATCATACAAGGACACATCCAGCCCATCTTTAAGCGTTGCGACCTTCGCCACATCAGCTGACGTGAGCAGGCCGATAGTTCTATATGGCGCAACTGATCGTCCTTCAAGAGATGCGGCTGCATAACGCCTCACATCATCGGCCACTGATGGTAGCTCGCGATACGCCCGGACAAGATCATCACGCACGGTGGATGGCACGCCCTGCATGTAGGCTTTGGCCAGGGTGTATTCCCATTGTTGTGTCTTCCTCGCCATTGCCTGCACGGTATCCGATACAGAATCACCGGGCATGTAGTCCCAGCCCTTATCGATACCGACAGGGCCACCTGTTTTAGGGTCTGACTCGCTCCATGACGACTCCGGCTTCTTGTCCGGATCTCCACCAAGGCGTTTCGCGCCGGCTGCCGAGCGGGCGCCAAGCACATAGCAGCGGCAAACCCAGCCGTTGGGCGGATAGTGGGTTTTCCACCAGAGCGCATCGGAGGGGAGCGTTAAACCATCCCAGGCTACATGCAGCGGGCGCGGATGGTTGACCGAATCGTTGTGGCGATAGACCCAGAACGGGAAGTTTCCCTGGCGCAGCTGCGCCAGGCGGCCGGCCGAATAGCTGGTGATGGCGTTGGTGTTGTAGATGATGCGAGTCCGCCAGGCGCGGCGGGCATCCGATTCATCGCCTGTCCACCCATGCCATCCGTGCTTCTCGACGATGGCGCGGAAATCTTTGCGAAAGGCACCGATGCTCTTGCCTTCGCTGATACTGCGATCAACAGCTGCACCCAGATCGGCCAGCAGATCGGCCTTGGCCGCGCCAGCCACCATGAAGCCACGATCATGAGCAGACCTTGATATATCATCCCATCGCGCTGTCGGCACCAGATTACCGAGCTTGCCGCGAAAGAAAGCAACCTGCTCGGGGAATGGCTTCGCGAAAGCGCCGCTCAAAACCGATGGTTGAGTATCAGGCATCGCCGGCGGACTCCTCGATATCGAAACGGCCCGCAACCTCTGCCGCCAGCATAGCGTTGGCGATCATTGATCCCATTCGATCGCCGTCCAGATCGGGATATGCAGCGAGAAGCATTGCCCTGAAATGCTCCAGGCTATCGGCTTGAGCCAGCATGGTTTCGATCGCGTCGAGCCACCCGCGCATTGATACTGTGCCTTCCTGATTCATGCGCTCGGCGATCATGTCTGATGGCTCGGCCGGAGAAGAATCGGCCTGTTGTGCATTGGCAGCCAGATCGGTTGATTGCTGCTCATCTGCATCCGGAAGATCAGGGGGCTGCCGCATCGCCTGCGGCAGGATATCCTCACCGGCTTCCGGCTTCGGGATGTTGAACTTCTTGTAGAGAAAATCCTGACCGATCGGCAGGCCCATGCTGTGCAGCAGATTGGCATTCTTGCCGAGCAGCGCCAGATCCTCCGGGTCTTCGACGATGACAGTAATCTTCGGATAACGCCGCACCGGCCCCATATTCAGATCGATAATCGGGCGACCGATATCGCGGGAGAGGGTGCCGGAGAGCTGGCGCGCATCCGATTTCAGCAGATCATCGCGCACTTCGCCGTGCAGATCGGCCTGGCCGGTACCGATGCCGCCGCTCTGGGCATCGGCACTTGATGTCTGGCCAAGCACACCCTTGCTCATCTGCTCATCGCAGAAGCGGGCAAGCCGCTCGTAGAGATCGGTGCTGCCGGTTTTGCCGCCGGCCTCCACGAATTCGATCAGCATCGATTCCGGGATGATTGCAGCGGCATCGCTGCCCATGTTGGCCACGGCCTGCAGCAGCACATCCTTCTCCTGCTCGGAGGCAGAATTGGGATACTTGCCAACGCGCAGCGGCTGGGCATAGATCTCGGCGAAGGTGACCCAGTCCTTGAAATCGTAATTCTTGAACAGGTACATCCATGCGCACGGGCGCAGAATGCCGCCGCGCACCGGGATGCCCGATTTCGCCTTGTGAAAATGCGTTACATATTTGAACGGGGTCAGCGCCCTGCCATCCGGGCTGGCGATATCGAGCATGCGCAGCTCACTCATGGTATCCTGATCGAAGCGGAACCATTTAGGTTCGCGCCACTTGATATCGGCAATGATCGCTTCCTGCTTGTATATCTCCCAGATGATTTCACTGGCGGAATAGCCCTTGCCGATCGCATCGAGCACGTCCACGAGCTTCTCCGACAGATTCTCGATGCCGGCCAGATGCTCTCCAAGAAGATCTGCTGCCTTCTTCTCCCTGGCATCGGCGCCATCGGGAGCCTCCACCCTGATCTCCAGACCGGATACGGCCCGCTTGCGTGTGCCCAGCACAGAGGTGAGATGCAGATCCTTCTCCTCCATCTCCTCGAACAGCTCGCACTGCGCGTGCGGATCGCCCTGGTCTGCCATCTGGAAAATACTGGACAGACGTACCGGCGTCAGCGCATTGGATGGGTAGCTGGAAAACACCTGACGCACACTGCGCAGGCCTGGAGCTGATTGCTCCTCTTTCAGTTCGCCACGGTCGATTTTTTCGCCGTGATGGTTGTATAGCGTCACCATGACTGCTCTCCTTGCAATGAGATAGACCCGAGAAGGGCGTTATAACGCGTTACGGGCGCTTTTCCGGGGTACTGACGCATGATGGCGGCCTGAAAGCCTGTTGCGCACGGCAGCGTCGATTTGCGTGGCATCACCATGCCCCACCTCCGAAGCGTCCGCTCTGCCTGATATCGCCCCGGTGATCCGGCCGCAACGGGTTGGCATGATCAGGAGAACGGCTGATGCCCTGGTATTCGATCTGCATGCCGGGTGACGAGGCCGCTTCACCGGCCAGAGCCAGCGCCCAGAAGCGGTCGGCATGGCCATTGGCGTCTCGCTCGGCGGTGAAGCGGATGTTTCCTGCCAAGGTGACCACCTTGGTAACCGATCGGAGATCCGCTCGGACCTCCGGCTCATACGGCAGGCGCAGCTTTTTATCTTCCATGCGCCCGCGCACAGGGTAGGCCATCGCTTCTTTGACCGGGCCGGTGAAGGTTACCAGCTCCACGCGGTACTGCCCGAACTTCGCCTGGGCATCGTCGCCCCAGCCGATGCCGAGGCCGGTATAGTCGATGCAGGTGCGCCGCATGCAGGCAAGCCAGGGCCAGAGCACCTTCTCCTGCTCCGGCTTGCTCATCTTTTTCATGGTGATGATCTTGCGGGTATAGAGCACATCGCCGAGCCTCTCGACGATCCACAGCACAGTCAGGTCGTTGGTGCGGCCGATATCGAGGCCGGCATAGAGCTCGCGATCGCCACGCATGGCATCCTCGAGGGTGATCTCCCAGCGCTCCCCTGATGCATACTCGCAACTGGCAATCAGATCGTATTCCAGGAAGGCGGCATCGTCGTTACCAGGGATGCACATATACTCTTGAAGGAAAGACTCCTCATCGGCACACCCTGATTTGATAAAGTCAAAGTACTCCTGTTCATCCATCGCTTGCTGCTCTGCTTCTGCTGGTAGCACCATCTGAAGCTTAAATAAGAAGCCCTGGTTAAGCGCGTCTTCTAAAGTCACTCTATGCAGACTGATATGTTTTGGATTGCCTTTTTCTCTGGCTTCCGTGATTAATTCATTGAAAAAATTCTTGCTGCCACGATGCGTGCTGACCACTTCCATCTGGCCACCCCATGTCAAACCGGGGTATGCAATGGACCACATCTGGCGCGGATCCCTCCCCAACGCAAACTCATCCAATACACGCCCGCCACGTTTACCTGCCTGCGCATCGGGATTGGAACTCATGGAATAGATATGTCGCCCTGATGCAAACTTGAGCACTTGCGCACTAATCTTCTTTTTCTCATCGATAACGATTTCGCCCAGGTCTTCAGCCGCTTGACCGAATGCATTAGCCCACATCTTGCAATCCATCAAGAATAGCTTGGCCTGAATCTCATCACGGGATGAAACCCATTGGTCGTATCGAGCCGTTGCAGCTGCACAGCGCTCAACCAATGGATACGCTGTGCTCCACGATAACCCAATCTGACGGCTTTTCTCCATCAACTTTAGTCTTGAATCATCCTTAATCCACCGCTCCTGATAAGGTAGAAAAATAGCATCAGGATTGACAGGTATGCACTTGGCGTTACCAATATGCTTTTGCATTATCCCATTCCCAGCACATCGCGGCGAATCAATGCGATCGTTTCAGCAGATACACCGGCTTTACGGGCGGTTTTATCCATCTGTTCAGCAGCCCGCTCAGCAACACGCTTACGCTCATCCTCACGGATATCCCGCTCACGGTCGTCATTGATCACGGCTGTTTTCGCCATTCTTGACATGGCTAGGGAAATATTGGCCAAGAACTCTTCATCCACTTCCACATCGCCATTGATACCTGCCTGCACACGTTTCCACGCCAGCATCTGAGCCATGTTGTTGCCGTTGACCAGGAATGATGTCGGGTTGTCGCCAAATTCTTGCTGAATGGCTCGCATCTGACGCACGCTCTCGCCGATAGATTGCTGCTCAAGTTTGCGCATGCGGCTATATCTACCCACAGCTGAACGGCTGATAGGCTCTGGCAACTCAATGCCGAGCCTGTCAACTTCAGACATAAGCCAGGCATGGTGTTCATCAATACCGTGATAGTGTGATTCAAGCAGGCGTTGATTGAGCTGCTCCTGCAAATTATCAGGTAGATTCTCAAGCTTACTACGCGGTGCCATTACGTTTTTCCTTGTCAAAAGCTTTCGCCATCTCTCGATGAGTATTCAGTACACATTTTCGATAAGCCCTGATGATTTGATTCTGTTTAGGTGTACAAGAATCC